GCTGCGTCCGCCAAGTCGGGGGATCGCCCGAAGCGGGATTTGTATTCCGGTTTGGATTCTATCTTCATCCGCAACGTGCCTCCCTTGATCATATCATAATTACGCCCTGTAATTTCCTGTGCTAGATCATTATTAACCCCAAACAATTGCTTAGTCCGCACAAACTCCTTGCCCACAAACCATAACTCGCTGACCCGATTGACGTAGAGTTCCGTCCCAATTAGTTTGGAGTTCGCTGAAACCCTCCTGTCCGATGCCTTGCCACCGAAAGAAACCCTCAAGATTTGGTCGCTCCACTCCCCAGCAAGCACATCGCAAAAGGGCGCACCAGCACCTGTCGCATCAACCGCAACATCTTGGGGGAGTATGTTGCGCTTCTTGCACTCGTCCTTCACCTGCCTCACAATCTGGTAAGTGCGGGGCACCGCTTTGTTGGTGGCATCATCGTTAAGGTGGATCGCTTCCCCTAGCTCGCAGACATACTGCCCTGACTTGTCATAGCCAACAGAACCCGTATACAGGATCGTGCGGTCACCTCCATTCGTAAACGCGGGGTCAAGCCCAGCTATCGGTGTGGGCTTTCCGTTCCACTCAACCCCCCTCATGGCTCCTGAACGGGTAAGCTCTGCCTCTGAATAAACTCCCTCAGTCTCGTCGCTGTCAAAAAAGACAGCGCGAACCATCCTCATATATCCTCTGGACTCCTGCCCCAGCAAAGCCTTGTCCTCGTTGAGCTTCTCCAGTGTAGGGAGCCAAGGGTAGATTGTCTCTCCCGCTATTACATTGGGGCTGCGCTCGCCATCGAATCTTATATACACACCGTTATATTTAGTCTTCCACTTATCATCGACATTGGTATCCACCGAATCCCATCCATTCTGAGGCTCGCTCCACACACCGAAGGCATCAAATCGGCTGGACGGGTTGCTCATTCCGATCATCTGGAAGTAAGGGTTCTTGGACAAGTTAGATAGACCCGCCTGCAAAATTGCCTCTGACAATTCCGACAATTCGTCCCCGATTAATATGACGCGCTTTTGCTTGATCCCGATGAATTTGCCGACTGCCTCCCGTGTCTTGCTTTTTTCCGCAGCGATCAAAGACAGTCCCGCACGTTCGATCAAGGTTCCCGATTCAGTGACGTAGGAAGCGTTGCCAATACTGTCACGAATCCTGATCGGTGCGCCCTCTATCACCATGAGCAGTGAGATAACAGAACCCCAAATCCGCTTACGCGCCTCACGGAGCGTGGTTGAAGTAAGCAGGATAAGTGTGTCCCGTGGGGCGGACAACCAGTTAAGTATGCCCCACGCAGCCATCGTATGCGACTTACCGCTGTTAGCAGCCCCTCCAATAGCTACATACTTGTTGCGGATGACCGCACTTATCATCTCTTCCGCCCAAGGGTGGCGCACCATTAAAGGCTCCGGTAAATCGTCGTGGTTCCAAAGCTCGTCGCATAAACGCCAGAAGTAATATTCACGCGCACGGTGTGCCTCGTGGTTGGCGAACCCGTAGAGCAACGCGGTTAACGTATTAGTGGGAGGAATGAGTATCCCCCCTACGTCCATCTTCTTCGTCGTTGAATCGATGCGGGGTTCAAAGATGTGCAGCTTCTTACTCATGCAACTTGAAATTACTATAAAAATCCATTATTGTTAAATACTTTGGCAGCTAAAACTAAAAAATCTATTCTTCTTGATAGAGCCTTGGAGATGTATGACCAGAACTATAAGCTGGTTACCATCGCAAAGGAACTGGATATTCATACGTCAACACTCCGTAGGTGGTTTCGCAAGGAAGGTATATCCCCTAAACATGACGCACATGGGATAAACCCAGAACGCGAGAGGGAACCGGAAGTAAGCACTGACCCCCTCCAAGATAAGCTGGACGAGAATCTGGAAGCGATGACTGACGACGCTGTCCACCTCGCCAAGCACGATGCACGGCTGGCGGAAGATAAATCCATGATGGAACTCGCTGAAGCGCAGTCAAGCCCTGCTGACAAGTATCAATCATATATCTCAGCAGCAGGGATCAAGTTGCTTCGGGACTCCATGCAGAACCTGCGCGGCCCTAAGTCCGTTAGGGAACTATCTGAACTCGACCAACTGATCCGCCGAAACCTTGGACTCAATGCGAGGACAGGGGGTGGCACAGGCAAGGTGCAGATAGATATCAGCATCCTGAATGATGCAAAAGCGGATAGGGGCAAGGGGGCAGTGAATATAAACCCTAAAATTATTGACGCTGAACCAATCGAAGATGAGCAAACCGGAGACTAGCGAAGATGCTGATAGCGTCCTTTTGTTGTTCGCGGGACTCGAAGATGCATTCATCGGAACTGTTGAGCAGTATGGCAAGCATCCTGTTGCCTGCTACAGCAAACGCATAACTTTGGATACTCTTATAAAGAACTATCGACTGACTGCCAAGGCAGCAGAGGAGATGTATGAATACGAATACCTCCAATCCAACTTTGAAGAAGCCACTCCCGTATTCCTTGACGATGTTTCCTGACCGCATACTGGTGTTCAACCCAAAGGCAATCTTTCGGGTGAACATCCCCCCAAATGATTTCACGTTCAAGAAAGCCACCTGCGAAGGCGAGTTTTACTTAGTGATGCCAAGCACAGCGCGGGAAGTCTGCTACCTCCAAATGCTTGGAAAAAACATTGATGTGTTTCTCCCGTATGAAGGAGCGGGACTTTTAGTTAAACGCACCGCAATAGACACCCTGTGATTATCGGTATTGATAACGGGCTGGACGGGGGGCTAACCGCGATCTCTCGATGCACAGGAGCGGTGGTCGCCAAGACGGTAATGCCAACCCACCACAGGCTGGGTAAGCGGGAAGTCAGCACACGGGGGGTATACGAATGGGTCATGTCGCTGGAGTCGGATTTCCTCATGGCAATTGAGGAACCACTGCGCCACGCGAAGTCCTCGCAAGCGATGCGCTCAATGGGGATCAGCTTCGGAAAACTACTGGGGCTGGCAGAGAGTCGTCAATGGGACGTGAACTGTGTCAGTGTCCACAAATGGCAGCGGAAAATGTTAGGCAGCGTCCCAAGGGGGAAGACGAAAGAAGCTGCCTTGCATCAGGCTGATCTCCTCGCGCCCGACGAATGCTGGCAGAAAAGTAAAAGAGCCTCTAAGCCCCACGATGGAATGGTGGACGCGTTCCTGATCGCCCGCTACATAAGGGGAAAATAATTCAATTATTTTCTAGCTAAAAATAGTCCCTTGTGTATAATGGGGCGGATGAAAGACCCGTTCCCAAAAATACCAAAGATTGAGTTGATACAAGGGGAGTGTCTAGAGAAGATGAGGGATGCCCCAGATGGGAGTATTGACCTAACCGTAACTTCACCCCCCTACGACAACCTCAGAACCTACAACGGTAACAGTGAGCTATGGGGCGATCATGTGTGGAGAGCGGCTATACAAGACCTGTATCGAGTAACAAAAGATGGCGGTGTTGTGGTGTGGGTTGTCGGTGATGCTACTATCAAAGGAAGTGAGACAGGGACAAGTTTCAAGCAAGCATTGTGGGCGAAGGATTGTGGTTTTAATTTACACGATACGATGACTTACTTGAAGGACAACCCTCCCCCTGTAGGTGGTAGTAATCGTTACTACCAAGCATTTGAGTATATGTTTATATTCAGTAAAGGGAAGCCAAAAACTTTCAACCCTATACAGAGAGCAAGACGTAATAAATACAATGACAAAAGGACTGAACGAGTTAAAGCGTTTACAAGGGATAAAAATGGGGATTTTATAAAAAAGCGGGTATCTCTTACTGGTGAAGTGAAGATAAACAATGTGTGGAAATATGTGGTCGGTGGAGGCAACTCTGTTGAATATGGCACTGCACATCCTGCCGGATTCCCCGACAAACTCGCACATGACCATATCACTTCTTGGAGCAACGAAGGAGATACAGTTCTTGACCCATTTATGGGAAGTGGAACAACGGGTGTTGTATGTAAGAAACTCAACCGCAACTTCATCGGCATTGAACTTGACCCAGAGTATTTCAAGATTGCAGAGAAGAGAATAATGGATTGATGAAGACCCTGTTCCCAAAGCAAGTTGAAGCCAAGAACTTCTTCGTCGCCAAGCTGCAAGAAGGCACCAGCACGATAGACACGAGTGCGGTGGGCACTGGTAAAACTGTGGTCGCTGCACACATCGCAAAAGAACTGGACTGCCCCGTGGCGGTTATATGCCCCAAGGCAGTTATCCCAAGCTGGGAGCGTGAACTGGCAGAGACAGGCATCTCGCCAGAGTTTGTCCTAAACTACGAAAAAATAAGGACGGGCAGGACTCCGCACATGACCAAGCGCGGTAAGAAGCTGATGACATGGCACCTACCCAAAGACACTGTGGTGATGGTGGACGAAATCCACAAATGTAAAAGCCCGTGGACGCAGAACGCACAACTGGTAATCTCCCTGCTCCAGCAAGGATATAGGGTTCACGGTATGGGCGCGACTGCCTGCGAAGACCCTACAGAGATGCGGGCTATAGGGTTCATGCTGGGGCTGCACGGGCTGAACAAAAGTGAGGGGGCTTTGCGTAACTGGTATGGGTGGATGACTGCAAACGGGTGCCGCCAAGACCAGTGGAAGCAGTGGA